GGTGTAAAATTTCTTTTTTTAATTCTTGCCACAACTCCAATGTGAGTTGGGCGTCACGCTCCGCGTAAGCTCCAACGTACATGGCTGGTAGTTTGTACATTTCTGCTTTTGGATCTACACCCCAAGACTTTGCAGCTTCGTATAGTGCTGTTTCGTCTTTACCCTTACCAAGATAGTCTCTTGATATACCATTCAAATCATATCTAAATCTATTTTCATCTACTAGTGATGCAGCTATCATAGTATCTACGATCTGACCTTGTATGTTTATGCCTAGTCTTCTTAACCAGCATACGTCGTACATTGCATTGTGAAATATTTTTGTTGAGTCTGTTTTCATTTGGTCTTGAAACCATTTCAAAACCATCTTACGATCCATATTACCACCACCTTCGTGTGCGATAGGATAGTATGCACACCAATCGTGTGTAGCCAGAGATATGCCAACCACATCACCTACACCTACAACAGATCCAGATCCCATTCTCTCGTTTAAGTTTGGATCTTTTGTCTCTAAGTCCACAGCTATCTCATCATACTTATCCAGATTTGGAAAGTCTGTGGGAGGCAGCCATTCTGTTTGTGGTTTAAATAAAGGAGTCTTCATTATTTTTCTTCCATTTTTTATGTCCCTCTAACCAATCCTCTATTTCTTCATCTTCATGTTTACACTCACCAGCTATTGCCATGTAAGCTGCTGCATCTACATATGTGTCTGATGTTGGTCGACCAAATTTAGTTCTTGCCACTTTCAACAAAGCCATCATTACAGCAGCGTCGTGTGCTGTGATTTCTTTATCTAAATATGCTGTCCATAGTTTTGCTATGTTTGCATGGTTCTGTATTTTATCGCCATAGGTTTTTGCTCTAGGTCCAGCGATTAATTCTTTTGCTAACTCTAATGCATCTTCTGTTTTCATATTTTATATCCTTTGT